ACTAAATATTGTTAGAATAGTAGAACATAAGAAGAAGTCTAAAAAAGACTAGAGGCCTCCGAATCCTCCGAATCCACCCGGTAAGTCTTATTCTGTACTATTAACTTAATAGTCTGCTTACTGACATTAAACTTTCCAGCTATCCATCTTTGGTTAGCACCATTTCTATAGGCTTTACGTATTGCTTCAGCCTGTTCCATACTTAATTTTCTTGCTTCCATAAATAATTATTTAATAGTTATATACACTTTTGTCATTTTGTTCCATTCTCATATTTATTTATGTCTGGCACTAAGTCAGATCATTTAACTAAACAAATTTTACACAGTATGACAGTCAACGACGCGATTAGCAAACTAAGAGTAATGCTTGGTGCTGCTACTGAAGAAGTTAAGGGAGTTAAAATGGAAGAAGAGGTAAAAGAGGAAGTGAAAGTCACTATGGCTGAAGCTACCTTGGTTGATGGAACCGAAGTTTACACAGAAGGTGAATTAGAAGCAGGAGCAATCCTATTTGTAAGAGCTGGAGAAGGTGTATCTGAAGATCCATTCGCACCTGCGGGAATCCATGAAACTACTGACGGTCTTTTAATTACTGTAGGTGAAAATGGTGAGATTACTTCTGTTGAAGATAAGTCTCCTGAAGTTGAAGCTTCTGAAGAAGAAAAGAAAGAAGTTGAAATGGAAGAAGAGATCAAAGAAGAAGTAGAAGTAAAAAAAGAGTTTGACGCTGAAGAATTATTAGAAGGCGTTGCAAATCTTTTGATGCCATACACTGAAGAAATTAAAGAACTGAAAGAAGAACTTTCTGTACTAACTTCAAGATTTAACGAAGTTGCAGATGAACCTGCAGCAAAAAAGGTACGCAACACCTTCTCACAAGAGGCAAACGCTAGAGCTACAACGGCGGAAGCAAGATTCGATAGACTTGTTGCTTTAAGAAAAAGTAGAAAATAAACCAAACTAAACAATTAAAAACAAAAACAATTATTATGGCATTTGATTTAACAGCCCTAAGCACGTATACAGACGAAACGTCTATGGATTTAATTGCAAAGGCAGTATTAGAAACTGACTTAATGTCTTATGTAGACTTAAGATCTGGTCTTTCTGCTGGAACTGTAGCAATTAACTTAATGGACGGCGACTTAAACGTAGCTGACTTAGCTTGTGGGTGGAACCCATCAGGCGATGTAAACTTCTCTCAAGTAGATATTACTATTAGAGACAAGCAAGTAAAAATGGACTTATGTCCAGAAGACCTAAGACAATACTGGTTAAGCCAGAGAATGTCTGCGGCAGCAAACCAAGAAACAGTACCTTTCGAAGAAGTAATCGCTGAATACTACGTAAAGAGAATCTCTAAGTACAACGAGTCTTACTTAATCGATGGTGACGGAACTGGAACTGGTATTAAAGACCAAGTAACTGTAGCAAACGGTGCTAACGCATCTGCAGCTCCAGCAGCATGGACTTTATCTAACGCAGTAGAGCAAGCATTAAATATCTTTGATGCAATTGATGAAGCTTCTAAAGACAGAGATGATTTAATTATGATCTGTTCTCCAGCTAACTTCAATACATTAAGAAGAGCTTTAGTTGCACAAAACTACTACCACTATGATCAAGGTGATGGTCGTTCTTTCGAACTACCTGGTGCTAACATCACAGTAGTAAAAACTTCAGGTTTAACTGGATCAGATTACGTAGCTGCAGGTCCTGCAGGAATGATCGTAGCTGGAACAGGTCTTGAAGATGACGCTTCAACAGTACAATTCTTCTTTGACAAAGGTCAAGACGTAGTGAAATTCATCGCTAAGTGGAGATTAGGAGTTGCAGTATCACAAGTAAACCAATTCGGAACTAACGACTTGGCGTAATTAACCTAAAAAAAACAAAAAGATAAACTATGGCATGTTCTAATTTAACAGCAGGATTTACTTTAGATTGTAACGACTCTAACGGTGGTATCGATAAGGTATTCATCGCTAACGGTGCAGTTGAATCTATCACTGAATCCGCAGGAACTATCACAGCAATTACTGTTGGTGGTTCAGCATTAGCGCCTAGTGACTTTTTTGAATTTGAGGTTCCACGTCAAACTAGTTCATTCACTGAAACTATCAATGTATCTCAAGAGAATGGTACGGTATATTACGACCAAGCTCTTACAATGATATTCAACAAAATGGAAGCAGCAAAGAGAGATCAGATTTTATTGATGGCTCAAGCTACTGACATGGTAGTTGTATTCAAGGACAACAACGACAAGTATTTTTCTGTTGGTGTTCAAAGAGGTGCATTCATGACAGCAGGCTCATCACTTAGTGGTGTTGCTTATGGTGATAGAAATGGGTACGAACTTACAATTTCAGGTATGGAGGAAGCTCCTTCATTCGAAGTTACAGGCTCTATCGTAGAAGCATAATTCTACATCTATATAAATGAAAAAGGGTTGCAGAAATGCAGCCCTTTTTTTATATCAATTGTTTAGGTGGATAGGGTGAGTATTGAGATTTAGTCATTGGATATTGACGTTCACTAACCCATAAGCCATCTTGCTCATGTGCATATTTATATGTCATACCATTAATCCAAATCTCAGGTTTATAGTGTGCTAATAATTGTTTACGAGCAATTCCAGTCTTATGATTATAGAGCTTACCCTTAACTAAGTACTTAATATCTACTTGCATAAATAGATCAAAACCAATCTTAACACATCTTTTTAGTAAATAATTAATACGGTGAGGTACATTAGGACCTATAATAGTTAGATCCAAATCCTTTGCAGTTGAATTATTTAGTATACTACCATGAGTCCAGAGCTCATAATCAGTCCAATCTATCTCATTTATGCGTTTCATATACTCGATTACTAGTGGATCTTGCAATCCTGCTAGTTCGTGTAGCCTTTTGCACTCAAATGCACCGTATTTTACATGTTTCTGCATGCAATATGTATCTCCCACAACTCATCTTGTTTTTATATTTAGTTATAGAAACATATTTATTCATATGACAACTACAATAACCGAAGAACAAGCTACAATTTATATCAATAATCCTGAAGGAGAACTAAATATTGCTTGGGATTTTCAATTAAAATCGCAATATTCACAAGATATTGTAGCTACAGTTGCTGCAGGTGATTGGTTTATTGACACACAAAACAGTAGATATGCTCAATTTACAGTAGATTTACCAGCAGGTTTTCAAAATAAACATGCAAATGGCTTCTATACATGGACATTAGGACCTTATTCTGATATTATTAAGCTAATTACAGTACCCGGAGGAGACGTCGGAGAAGTTGAATATATAAGTAATAACGAACAAAGAGACGCAGAAGTCTACTATAGACCAGAATATTAAGAAATAATATGAGAAACACAAACCCAGAAGGATTATACAGTATTAAAGGTAGCAAGTTTGAGGCCTTAGACTTACCAGTAATCCAAGAACAAAGAGGAAAAGACTATATCAAATTTGGTGCTGATAACTTGTTTCCACAAGAATTAATCACATTATATGATACGTCAGCAATGAACCACACTTGTATAGATGCCATTAGAGACGGTATCTACGGTGAAGGTATAAGTACTTATGGTGGTGAGTATATTAATGTAGAAGGCGAGACTATTAATGATGTCTTTGAAAAGATTAGTTTAGATTATACTCTATTCGGAGGTTATGCACTTAACTTAATCTGGAATAAAGAAGGAACAAGAATCGCTGAAATTTACCACTTACCATTTGCTAATGTAAGAAGTGCTAAACCAGATGAAGAAGATAAAGTACACAGTTACTTCTATTCATCGGATTGGTCACAAATTAGAAAATATAAACCAGTAGAATATAAAAGCTTTGATCCAACAGATACTAAAAAAGATAGTGCAAGCCAAATCTACTATTGTAAGAACTATAACCCAGGTCAGGAGATCTATCCTTTACCGGCTTATATTGGTGGTGTTAATGACATTCAGCTTGATGCAAGAGTGTCAAGGTTTCATAACGCAAACATTTCAAACGGACTTGCACCAAGTATGTTCGTACAATTCAGAAATGGTATACCAAACCCAGAAGAACGTAGAGATATTTACAGAGAAATAGAAGACACATTTAGTGGAGAAGAGAATGCGGGTAGATTCTTCTTGGCTTTCTCTGAGCCAGGAAAAGAGTTGCAAGTGACACCAATCGAGAATGCAAATGATGATTATTATCTTACCCTTGAGCAAAGAATCACGTCACGAATCCTTACTGCACACCGCATTACTTCTCCTCTACTTTTAGGTATTAAAGACGGTGCAGGTTTCTCATCTAACTCAGATGAAATTATTACAAGTTATTCACACTTTATGAATACAGTTGTAAGACCTAAACAAACTAAAATTCTTAATACGTATGGTTACATTCTTAATTTAGCTGGTTACAATGTTAAATTAGAAGTAGAGCCAGTACCGATGATTATTGGAACTGACGAAGACGATCCGGCATTAGAAGAAGACATAACAAATATAGCAGACGTATAATATGGCACAAACAGCACTACTTGTATCAGAACAAAGATTAAAACAGTGGACTCAGTTAGATGACAATGTTAGACTAAATGAGATCACACCACATATATTACAGGCTCAAGACATTTATTTACAGAATGTTTTAGGTACTAAATTATTTGATAGACTAAAGGCTGGTGTTATTGCAGCAGACTTAAATGCTAATGAGCAGTTACTACTTAATGATTACGTAGGACCTACTCTAATGCAGTATGCACTCTATCTAATGTTACCAAGCATTAAGTATAAGATAGCTAATCAGGGGATCCTGAATGGCACGTCAGAAGAGACTTCGCCTACTACATTAGATGAACTAAAATATTTAAGACAGAGTACTTTAGATACAGCAGAATTCTATTCTAAGCGATTAACTAAATACTTTATGGATAATCCTAATCTATTCCCAGAATATCAGAATCCTGGTACAGATGGAATGATGCCGGATAAAAGAAATCCATACTTTGCAGGCTTAGTAACAGGCAGATCAAATTTATCATACTATGAAGAAAAATACGGAGAATGTTCAGACTGTGGTCCTTCCACAACAGTCCATGGCGACTAAGAAGAACATAAGTAAACTAAAAATATACTTATCAAAAAATGGGAATAGTAGACAAAAAACTAAAAACTTGGGTAAGTAAGAAACTATTTGTTTTCGTTATAGCTACATTACTTGCAGTCTTTGGCGACTTAACGTCGGCTGATTGGGTTGTTATTGCAACAGTTTACATCGGTACGCAAGGAGCAATAGATGCTGTTAGCAAGCTAAAAGGAAACAACTAGTATTTAAATTATATTTAAAATTATATGGATATTAATTCAGTAACAAAAGACTATGCTCAGTGTATTTCAGGTGGTGCTATTACAGAACCAACTGGAGGTACATGGGTCAGCGCAGCTGCTATTTACTTAGGGCAAACAAGTCCAGTAAATAATAGTTGGTTACAGGCTCTCTGTTTAGCTAATGGTGTTACCACTCCAGTTTATGGTTCGTGGGTTATAGCCTTAGCAGATAACTTAGGAATAACACAACCTCTTAATGGAAGTTGGTGGTATGCAATCGCAGACTCTGCTTGTTCAGGTCCACCACCAGTACCACCAGTTGCTAACTTTACATCGGATGTAACTGAAGTTGTTGAAAAAGGTGATGTACAATTTACTGATACTTCTACAGTTCCAGCAGGCGGTCCTGCTATTACTCAATGGTCTTGGCAATTTGAAGGTGGAACGCCGGCAACTAGTACATTACAAAATCCATTAATAACATATAATACTCCTGGAGATTATGATGTTAGTTTAACAGTTACTAATGCAGATGGTAATGATACTAAATCAGTTCCAGATTACATTACTGTTACTGTAACACCACCTACACCTCCTGCACCTATAACAGAATTTGCAACAGGTAAGTTTTATACTACAGTAGAAAACCCAACAACTAGAGCAGCATTTGCAACTGGTAAATTTGCAACAAAACAAATAACTAACTAAATATGGATTACAATTATACAGAAGACCCTTACTACGCAAGTGTTGTAGATACAGGATTAGTTGTGGATGGCGTTCAAAGATTTAACCTTGTAATTGAAAAAAGGGTAATTAATGAAGAGCCACCACATGGAACAGAAACAACATTCTACACTTATGATATCGAAGGATTATCTTTAGAAGAAGTAGATGAACTTACTCATTTAAAAATACAAGAACTCAATGGCTAATTATCACGTAAATTATTTAACAGGTTCTGATGTTACCGGAGATGGTAGCACAGGAAGTCCATGGGCATCAATCAAACATGCACTCGCAACTCCTCCAGTTGTTACTGGAGATGTAGTTAAAGTTGCAGGTAGTACTTTCACAGATATAGATACTGCTGCACAACCAGCATCTTCTAATAGAACTAATACAATTAATACATCTGTAGACCTAACTTCACAGTTAGCAGTTAATGATGTATTTAGATATAATCCTAATATGTCAGATGGACCTGAATTCAATGGATGGATGTTAGATCAGGTTGTTGCAATAACTAGTACTACGATTACTACTAGAGGTTACTTTATGTTTCCAAACCAAGCAACTACTAATATGACCATTACTAAAATAAATGATCAAATTATTAGTAATACTGCAGAAACTGGTATTAATGAAAATATAACAGGAGTTACAATTGAAGGTGGTTATGATGCTACATTTACTTCAGTTGTAGGTTTAACATTTTTTACAAATACAACAAGTGCTGGTAGTTATAGTGGAACTAAGTTTAGTTTTAATGGAGGAAGTACACGTGATGTTAATACACCTCTATTTAAAAACTTTGGATTTGCTAGATGGCAAAGGCCTATTGAAGGAGGCTTTGGTAAATATGCACAAGTACAAAACCTGCATATAATTACTGCAAATCCAGTAGCATCTTATCAAGGATTTAAAGGACCTAATGCTGAAGCAGTAACAAACATTTATATGACTGATTGTAGTGGTTTCTTCCCATCATCTGCTGCAGATAACTATGGATATGGTGGTAATCAAGATGATTTTAAGAGTCCTATAAAATTATTCTGTAGTGCAAATAGAGATAGACTTTTTGATGGTCGTAGTACCGGAGTAGTTAATGGAGGACTCTTAATGTACTCAGCTAAACAGGCTACATTTGGAGTTGCTCAGTTATGGAGTAATGCTAATAACGTAGAGATTAAAGGAGATGTAAGCATAATGGGTATAGATGAT